TAGTGTAATTGAAATGGATCCATTTTTTTTTGTATGCGGCGAAAATCGAGCATTGACGATGCTAATTTATTTAAACGATAATTTTGAAGGGGGAGAAACATCATTTCCGAATTTAAATATGGAAATAAAACCAATCAAGAATACTGGTGTACTTTTTCATTCATTAGACATTAATAAAAAAAAAACGCATCCAAAAGCTCTTCACGGAGGTAGTCAAGTGATTTCCGGAACAAAATATGTTTGTAATATTTGGTTGAGAGAAAAAAAATTTTTGCATAGTGCGGGGGAAAAAACGTGGTCATTTGATTTTTTTTTATCTTCAATATTATATGTCTTAAAAAGAACATTTTATCCTACAAACTACCCTGGACAATAAAGACATTTATTTCTGTTCATCCGTTTTCCATATTGTATCACATGTTGAACACATATAAATATAATTCATATTGACGTCATCATAACGAATGTAAATAATTTCTCTTTTTACATCACTTTTGTTTGTTTGACACTCAGAATTAGGACAAAGAACTTTACTAATTCTAGGTAGTGTTGGGTCTAATTTTGTATACTTATTTACGATATGATCAAAAGACTTTTCTGCTTTTTTAATTTGCGTTGATGAAACATTTACATTGTCGATATTTAACAATTTATCTTCATTACCGCAGTTTCTACAATAGTATATGAGTTTATTAACATTTTCACTATCGATTCGAATGTAATACATGTTCTTGCAGACAGAGCAAAAATGCATCGTTACTATTATACTATATTTAATATATTATTTGTTTAATTCAATTTTAAATGAAATAAAAAAATAGTTAAGTTAGTATTCAAATATTAAAATAATGTTAAATTTATAAAATGTCTATTACAAATGTAATAATATGTATTTTAATAATTATAGTATTATTATTACTTATATGCAAGCTTATAATTTATCAATATTTTACAAAAAATGGTAAAATTTCATATGAATTTTTAAAAAACTACATCCAGTTTATAAGCAATAATAATTTTTTTATGAACTATGGAATGTGGGATGAAGAAAATAACAATCTTATAAAAGCAAATAAAAATCTTGTAAATTTTCTATTTGAAAAATCACAACTTTCGAATAAAAAAAATATGAAAATTTTAGACATTGGTTGTGGTTACGGAGAGCAAGACGTAGAATGGTTGAATAAAATAGATAATACTTGTAAAATTATCGCCGTTGATATATCAGAAAAACAAATAGACTACGCAAGAGAAAAAAATAAAAATAGTAATATTACATTTAAAATTTGTGATGCAATGGAATTAGAATCAAGTTATTGCAAAAATACATTTGATAATATTTTTTCAGTAGAATCTGCGTTTCATTATCCAGATCGTAAAAAATTTTTTAAAAATGTAAATCAGATACTAAAAAACGATGGAATATTTGTAATATCAGATATTACTTTGAAAAATTCATACAACTCGACGATACTTACAAATTTATTTATTTATATATATTCAAACTTTCTTCATATACCAAAAAACAATTTAATCTCTCTTAAAGACTGGTCTGATCAAATATCTTCTGAATTAAATGTGATAGAGTTAGTTGATATAACAGAAACAACAATTGAACCATATTACAATCACTTTATGACAAGATATGTTAAAAATAAAAATCTGCCTTCATTTTTAGGTAATACGTTAAATAATTTTTTTTATTCTGTTCAACCATTTTCTTATGTTGTTGCTGTTTGTAAAAAGAGGGAATCAGTATGAATACTATTTTCGGCAGACAATAAAGACTCCAGCAATGCCGGATAATCTATAGTCACATTCATGCAATATAAACTAGTCATTAAAGTTTCTTTAAGAGAAGGATCAGACGCCTTTACTTTTAAAAATTCTAAAATTTTTTCCCTATTTTTGAGAAAGTTTTCTTTGACATATGGGTAAAACATCTCGAATCCTTCTTGATAGACACCTACTTTCCTTTGAAACATTTGCATAAACGCAATTTCAATGTTCTTGTACTCGATGATTTTTTCGTATTTCAATAAATCTGGATGACTTTTACCAACACCTGGTTCGTTGAGAAGAGGATTTTTGCAAAGAAGAGTACAAAGAGTTAAAAGAACTGTACTAATAGTTTGACAAGATGTCCATTGCTCTCCACGCCACGTGTTCAATAGCGAAATACAAACTTTTCCACATTTATATAGATTTGGATTAAAACGAATTCCATCTCCATTTGTACAATATGTCACTGATGGCGGAGAATGTGGATAGTCTGAAGGATACTTAAATTTGAAGAAATAAAATCCTCCAAAATAAGGCGTATCTGATGGTCCAATAATCATCGCATAGCCTTGCAACATTTCAGTATCATCATGAACGTAATAAATCCCATTATCTGTCAATGGACTTTGAATAACTTGTTTTACGTCTTTGAGAAGACGCATTATAGATTCCTTCGCAATAATTTTGCTCATTTTTGAGATATTACTATTATTATCGCAATAGTTTTATACCCGTTTTAATGAATATAAATAACTGCGTTAAAATGTCAAAAAATGAAAAATATTATCAGATTTAAAAAAAAAATGAAATAAAAATAAAATATTATATCTTGTTAATATAATCACAATGACATCATCGTCTCGTTTCAAAGATTTACAAGAGTTTTTAGCTAAGCATAATGCGAAAAATGATAATGGGAATCTTGGATTAACACATACAAGAATCCCGGCAAAAGAGTTGAATATTTATGGAGGATCTTACATAATACCGAAAGAAGAGCTCGAAACATTTTGGAGGTTGTACTATGAGCACGTATTTGTAAGTAAGAAAAAAGAGTATTTGACAGAGAAACAGCTTGAAATCGGCCCAATTCTTGTCGATATGGACTTTCGCTATGACTATAAGGTTACGTCAAGACAACACACAAAAACACACATTCAAGACATGCTAATTTTATATCTTGAAGTACTTAAGGAAATTTTAAAATTTGAAGAAAATATGCCGTTTGATATTTACATTATGGAAAAACGAAATGTAAATAGGTTAGAAGACAAATCTTTAACTAAAGACGGAATTCATATGATTATTGGAATTCAAATGGATCACTTGATGCAGATGATTTTACGTGAGAAAATTTTGGAAAAAATTGGCGATGTTTGGGATTTTCCTTTGATAAATACGTGGGATGCAGTTCTGGATGAAGGCATCACTAAAGGCACTACAAATTGGCAGATGTTTGGTTCAAGAAAACCTGGAAATGAATGTTACGAGTTAACTGAGCACTGGACAATGAAGTATGATATCTCTGACGGAGAATTTTCGATGGAGGAGCGAAAGGTAAAAGAGTTTAATATTGAGAAAAATTTCAAACTTCTTTCAGCACAATATGATTCTCATCCAAAGTTTGAGTATTCTGAAGATATTATGCCAGAATACAGCAAGAGACAATCGATAAAGCCGAGCAAAGTTAATAAATCGTCAAGCAAGACAAAGATTCATTTGCTGTGTGAAGACGATGATGAGGATATTCCGATTGATAAAATAACAAATGAAGATATTTTACGAAAATCGATCGACAAGATAATGGAAAGTTTAGGTCCAAATGAGTATTATGTAAAAGAGACGCACCAATATACGCAGATTTTGCCAGAAAAGTATTATCAACCGGGAAGTCATTTACTGAATCGACTAGTTGCATTTGCTTTAAAAGATACGGATGATAGGCTATTCTTGTCTTGGATCATGTTGCGAAGTAAAGCGTCTGATTTTGATTATTCTGAGATTCCGGAAAGATATAAAGAATGGAAACGCAGTTTTAACAAGTCAGCAAAAGAAGGCGTCACAAGAAAATCTATTTTGTATTGGGCAAAGCAAGAGTCGCCGGAAGAGTTTCTGAAGATTAGAAATAGTTCGCGCGACCATTTCTTGAACGAGACGATTTCGAGTCCGACAGATTGGGACTATGCGATGTTACTTTATGAGATGTTGAAGGATCGGTACGTTTGTCCAAGTATTATCAATAAGACTTGGTATATGTTCAAGGGTCACAGATGGGTAATTGATAAGGGTGAAACACTTAGGTCAATCATCTCCAGAGATATGTATAATTTGTATCAGTACAAAATGGAAAATATACGAAAAGAGCAGGAAAACTATGGGCATGATGACCCGAGACACGAAGAAGTAAGAAAAATTTTGAAAGTAATTGCAGATGTTTCTGTAAGATTGAAGAACACGGCGACAAAGAACAATATTATTCGTGAGGCGATGGTTCTATTCTATGATAAGCATTTCTTGGAGAAGATGGACGCGAACAAGTATTTGATGGGCTTTAAGAATGGAGTGCTTGATTTCAAGAATAAGGAATTCCGAAATGGTTATCCGCAAGATTATATTACAAAATGTACAAACATTAATTATGAGCAGTTTGATAAGGAGTTTCATTCAGAAATTTCTCAGCAAATCTTGCGCTTCATGGAGCAACTATTTCCCAATCCTTCACTCAACAAGTATATGTGGAACCATTTGGCTTCTTGCTTAATTGGCGGAAACAAGAATCAAACATTCAATGTGTATAGGGGAAGCGGTAGCAATGGTAAGTCTATTCTTACAACATTGATGTCAATGTCGTTTGGTGAATACAAGGCGACAGTTCCGGTAACACTGGTCACGGAAAAGAGAAATGGAATCGGCGGAACTTCATCGGAGGTGATGCAACTGAAGGGCGTTAGATATGCAGTCATGCAGGAGCCTACAAAGGATCAAGGGCGTTTGAATGAGGGAGTTATGAAAGAGCTTACTGGTGGCGATCCGATTCAAGCGAGAGCATTATATTGCGAGACGGAAACTTTTGTGCCTCAATTCAAGCTTGTGGTTTGCACGAATAATTTATTTGAAGTAAATAGTACGGAGGATGGCACTTGGAGACGATTTCGTATTTGCGATTTCGTGTCAAAGTTCAAGGATGAAAATGAGGTTGTTCAAGATAATACTCCGTATGTCTTTCCTAAGGACAAAGACTTGGAGGAGAAATTGCCAAATTGGGTGAATGTATTTATGGCGATGCTTGTAAAATTGGCGTATGAAAATCAAGGAAACGTGGAAGATTGTCCGGAGGTGATGGCGGCGCGTGACAAGTACAGACAGGGTCAAGATTTGGTGGCTGCGTTTATTGCGGAGAATATTGAGCAAACGGGAAATAAAGAGGATAAGATTAAAAAGAAGGAAATTTGTCAACAATTCAAGGATTGGTGTAATACGGCGCACTACGGACGAAAGATGCCCAAGGGTTCAGAGCTCTGCGATTATTTGGATACAAAGTATGGAAAATGTGGAAAGAGTTGCGCATGGACCGGAATTCGCGTAATTTATGATCAACAATCCGATCCTCTCACGGAAGATGAATAATTTACATCTATAGAAAAATCAAAAAAAATATTTTGTATTTCGTTATGTTATATGAACGATTTAGAATCTTTTGGCAATTTTGAATCTTTTGATAGAATTCTCGAATTTAATAAAAATTACAAAAATCCAACAAAAAGTGCAAGTGATGATTATGTACTTTTTTTTAACGACATTTATTTAGGCCATTTAGTCCCAGGAGAATTTACTATTAACATCGATTCAAAATCATGTGAAGGTGTACTTGTTGGAGATTTTCGCACAGGAGCGCGTCAATTAAATGGATCAATGTTCTTTGCTATAGTCAAATTTCCGATAAGTAATTTCTCACTTATTATCAAATTATCATATAACAAAGCTATTAGTGGCACTGATCCGATTGATGAATCCGCTAGGTCAATTTTATTAAATGCGGGTCTGAACTGGATGGATGAAGATTCTAATGCCAAGAATAGAAAAAAATTATATCGTGAAGTTGATAAAATTTTTACAAATCCGTGCGTGAACTTGGAGGTATTATCAACGGGGCCTGTGTTTAGAAAAATGATCTTTAGTGAATATAAAAAAATAGAAGATGTCAAGAACACTGCTGTTTCTGCTAGAGAAACGCTAGGCCAAGCAAAGGATTTTGCT